CGCGACGACCGCAGAGACGGCTTCTTTGCACTTGGTCATCCCAGATTCTTGGAACCAACAATGTAGAGTCGTATAGCTCGTGCAATCGAAGCGCCGAAACACTGATTGCCCCTCGCCGATATAGATCGCAGGCATGATCTCGGGCCGGCCATTAGTCGGCCGGATGTGGTCAGCCTGCACCAGCGTCATCAACTCGGTAGACGCCAATAGACGCTGCCGAATGGCGTTCTGAAGAGCCAAAGAGGGGTCGGAAATGGCCATTCAGAAGCTCCAAGCCCGGTATTTCCCAAGCAAATCGAGGAAATCGCTGGGCATAGGGCCAGAAGAGACCTCGCGATTTTCGTAAAGCCAGCCTGCCACCCTCAAGATCGCTTCATTGACATTGGCGGGGCTGGTATCGGCTTCAACATCGACGTCCGGTTCTAAAAAGCCGGAAACGTATGTCTTCGCCGTCGCGAGCTTGTCCGTAAGCAAGGCGTCGTCATCGTCGAATGTGACGTTCAGATGGGCTTTGAGCTGATCGAGGGTGATACCGGGCATGGTCAGGAAATCTCCAATTCGGGCGTCTCTTGCACGCTGGGGGAACACTGGTCAGGGACGGCTTCGGCGAAGTTATTGACCACCCCGGGGTCATTGTCCGACGTCGGCTGTTGACGTGCTGGCGTGGTCAAAGCCGCTTCGATAGTCCAGCCACGGTCTATCCGCTCGTAGATGGTCGTCTTGCTGATACCGAGTTCCTGGGCCCATTGGGTGATGGTCAGGGTGCGGCCATTAACTGTGTAGAGGCGTCGTTTGCGCGGCTTACGCTCGCGCTTTGCCACCGGCAAATCGTTCTTCTTGGCCTCTTCGATCAGGGGCAGCACATAGTTGCGCACTCTGACTGGATCGAGGCCGGCAAGATCGCAGGTTGTGACGAAGTCGACATTGTGAAGCTTGAACCATTCGCGCGCACTTTGGCGCGCCAAACGCTCATATGCTGGTCCGCGCAAGGGCAACGTTGCATCGATAACAGCTTGCTGAATAACCGCGCGCCAAAGCGTGATGGGATTGCCATCGTGCCGTTCCGGTTCGGGACTGTAGCGCCGACCGTTCGCACCGCCGCGACGTTTCTTGCTGTCGTCGCTCATTGCCGGCGTTCCTGGGATTGCTTCGTGCTGCTATGATGGTGGACGCAAAGGGACTGCCAGTTGTTCTTAGAATCCCAGAACAACGCCTTGTCTCCCTTGTGCGGCTTGATGTGGTCGACCACGACGGCAGGCTTGCCGCACATGGCGCAGAAGGGATGCTTTTTCAGGAAGTCGCGGCGGGCTTTCTGCCAAGCACTGTCATAGCCGCGTGCGGATGCATTGGGCCGGCGACGATCGGCTTCCGCTTTGCGTTTGATCTGGCAAGCGCAGAGGTCGGTTGCGGCGATGATCTTGCCGCAGGAACAGAGACGGCGAGGTTTCCAAGCCATGTCAGCGCGACCCCATGATGTGGTTGGTCAGATCGCCGATGGCGTTGAGGTTATCCTTGACGCTGGCGAGTGATCCGTCCGCAATGTCGGCGGGCTGATCGTCGCTGCTCTTGCTGCCGAAGATCGCTTTCAGCATGGCAACGCGGCCGGCGTGAGCGTTCAGAATCTCTGCCGGTGTGGATGCCCAGGTCTCAGCCGGAGACCAGCCAAGCCAACCTGTGCCGATCCGGAAGAGCTCGACGAAGTATTCCCCGAAGCTGATCGGCTTGCCGGTCTGCGACTTGTCGCTCTTCTCATTGGCGCCGATCAGCACCATGAGGAAGGCTAGAAGTTGATCGGGCGCGGCCAAAAGGTCGCGCGCAATCGTGCTGTTGGGCGCAAGGGCGTAAGCTGCCCAGCGCGTCGGATCGGTGACGGTCTGGCTGATCAGATCAGTAGAAGCGCCAAGGCTACCATCAGCGATTGCGCGATGTAGGTTTTGGAAGCCCTCATAGATTTGGTCCAGGCGAAATGCGGCCCGCAGCGTCGGGCGCAAGATGAAAATCTTGCTGCCGAGCTTCAGTTCGAAATGATCGTCTGCGAGCCGCATAGTCGTTAAGCCCTACGCGACAGGACGCGACGTGGCGTTGCCGAGAATGGCAACTGCGCCAGCGGCAATCGAGGTGCCGGAAACCTGAGTAGCGACGACACGAACATATCGCTTGTTGCCGATGTAGCCGGCCTTGTAGGCTGACGCCGCCGCCAACGTCTCGGGCAACGTGCCTACCTGATTGCCGGCCGCAACGTCCGTGAAGTCACCGTCGGTGGTCGTGTCCGATTCTTGAAGCTTCGCGGCGAACAAGCCAGCGCCAGCGATTGCGCCGGTATTGATCGCGAACGCAACACTTTCGAAACCGAGCCGGTCAACGGCGATACCTTTGGTGGTTGCGGCAAGAACCGCAGGAGTAAGCGCCAAGACGACGCTGATATTTGAAGCGAGATCGCGCACAGGCTGATCCTTTCTATTGATAAAGTTCGAGGGGGAGCGGGGCGGCCTAAGCCGCCCCGATATTGATTAGACCGCGCAGCGAATCTTTTTGAACGCTGCCGACTGCACAACTTCCGAGCCGGTGCGGCGCGTTGCGTGAATGCGGGTGAGACCGTTCACCGCAACGGAATACGGATCGACCAGGATCGACAAAGAAATGCGGTCAATGATCCGGAACGCCGTAGCGATGTCGCCGAAGGCAATGGGTTCGGTGCCCGCGCCGATGTCGGCCATGTCCGGAATCTCGACTACAGGACGGCCAAGAATCGTCTCGGGCTGGCCCGCGGCATAGGAGGGCTGCCACAGATAAACCCCGGTGGTCCCGTCCTTAAGCTTGCGGATAGCCGCAAGCGTCGTGCTGTTCATCAGCCATGTGCCGCGACCGCGATAGGCAGCGGGCAGCGAATACATGAAATCAATGAGCAGATCGGCGGGATTGCTACCGAGCGTTGAGGCATTGCCAGTCTTGGTGAAAGCAACGTCAGCGTTCGACATGAGTCCGCTAGGGGCCAGCGGACCAACGCCGGAGACGAACGCGAGGCCTTCTTTCGCGCCGAAATCTTCCGCCAGAGCGAGGTTCACTTCCGCCATGGCAACGCCGGCCGAGTCAGCAAGCAATTGCTTACTGATATCGACATAGGTATTCACTTCGCGCGGCGTGACTTCCAGCTGCCCGAAAGTCGGTTCAGATTCCTCGCGGGTCTGCGTTTCGCCCTTCCACTTGGCATTAGTGATGCCGGTGCGCTTGGGATACATAACCGACGACGCCTCAGTGGTGCGAACGGTTGCCAGCCCCCGGATTGGGCTGAATTGAACGAGGTTGCGGATAAACTCATTCGAGAGTTCGGCCGGGGCCAAGTAGCCGCCCTGAGGGTCGCTAGAGACGGTCAGAGTTTTCAGTTCGAGCGGATCGGCCTGATTGCCGTGGCGCAGATACGATTCAAACGCCTTGGTCTCAAGCTGCGGCTCGTTGTCGTTCGCTGCCTGCTTGCCGGGACGGTTGACCTTCGCCTCGATACGATCAAGCCTTTCATCGAGCTTGTTATCGTTGGCGGACTTGGTTTCGAGCGCCTTCAGGCGATCATCGATCGCAGTCTGAAAACCCTCAAGGGCTTTCGTGACGATCTGGGCCGGATCGTCGCTGCCGACGTCGGTATCTTTCAGTTCAAGGGGGGCAACATGGTTCATAGGAGAAACGAACACCTTTCTTAGGGTTGGGTTCACTTTGGGGATGACGCCGCAGCGAAGCGTCGGAGGATTGCTGCCACCGCTTTCGCGGCGTCATAGCTCTTCGCACTGGTGATCCGGGCGCGGGGATGAGCAGGATTGCGCACGAGGCTGACTTCGACTAGGTCCAGCGACGTGATGACTCGATTGCGGCCTTGCTGCTTTGCCTCTCGCGTGCGGAAACCGATCGATAAGCCGGAGATCAAACCGCCCTGCACCATGCCGCGAACGGCGCGTGCGCGCTCGCTTTCTTCGATGTGCAACTTGCCTTTGACCGTGAAGCCATTATCGGTCTCTTTGGCTTCCGACCATGAGCCGACCAAATCCGAAGGGTTGTGGCCGAGCAACATGGGCAGCGTTGACACGGCGACGTTGATCGCGCCCTTTTGAATGAGATCGCCGACACTGTCGGGGCCGGCGTTGTATGGCCATGCAGTCCCGACGATCTCGCCTTCGTCACTGACGCTGAGCGAAGCTTTGATTTCGAGGCGGTCCATTGCCTTCACTTGCTGAGTTCCTTTTCGTGAGGATTGCCGAACAAGGTCTTTTCCAGAACCTTGGCCGCGATTTCATAGGTCTCGATCAGCGGCCGGCCTTCCGCATATGCGGCGATCAGCTCTGCGGCGCGCTTGGGCGCGGTTCCGCCACCGATGAGAGCAAGGCGCAACGTCTCGGTGATCTCCGCTTGCGAAAACTGGCGCGCAAAGACACGGCCGGCGATTAAGCCAATGCCGGCGCCGCATTTCGATTCAAGTTCGCGGATCAGCTCAGGCGTGAGCTTGAAAGTGTATTTCTGATCGCCGAAGAATGCCTGCATCACGCGCCCCCGTAGTAAGTGATCGAGCCGTCGGCCGCGCGGATCGCCTGCACGCCGCTACCAAGCGAGCCGCTGACGCCCTAATAGGCGCCAATGTCCTCAATGTTGGCATCGAAGGAGACGACGGATGAGCCAACAATAACCTCGCCGTAGATCAGCGGGATCGCAGAGCCCTGCCCCGCCACGTTTGAGGGACCGTTGATGGTGAAGCTGGAATCGTCTTTCTGGCTGGCGCTGTCGGCCTTAGCGTCCGCGAGTAGCGATGAAACACCCGAAAGCGCCAGTCCAAGTCCAACCGCAGCAATAGATCCCCAGGTCAAGCCGAGCGATTGACCGCCCAACGCGAGCGGTGCCGCGAGCGAACCGCCCGACATGAAGATCGCCGCGCCGATCAGAACCGTGCCGAGAATGCCCTTGCCAATCGCCTTGCCGTTGGCGGCGCCGGCCGCAACCGGGATCAGGTGCAGATCGGCCGCGCCAAGCTTCAGGCGCGTGACAAGATCGATGTCCAGCACCATGCCGTTGCGCTTGTCGCCGCGCACCATCTTGTAGCTGCCCTTTTCGAGCGCAGCGAGGAAGCGACCAGGGAAAGCGCAGTTGAGCGCGCGCAGCGCTTCCGCAGCGGTCGCCACGTCGAAACGATGTGAGGCGCCGAATTCTTTCTTGAGCCTGCCGTGGAGATGGACGGTCCTAAACATCGAGGACCTTTCCAGCGGCGACAGACTCGATTGCGGGATTGAGGAATTTTTCACCGCCGGCATAGGGCGCCATGTCGATATGGACGCGTGCCTCATTCGGATTGAGGATGCGCGCCGCAACTGCCTTACCCAACGCTTCGACGAGCGCTAGGAAGTCAGGCCGTGCGAACTGGTCGGTATTGAATCGTGCAACGTAGGAGTGCCGCTCTTCCGGGGTGAAGAGCTTCAAGGCGATCTCAGCTTCCCAGCGGCGAATCCACGGAACCAAGGAGAGACTGAGGAACGCGGACCCCATGGTCTCCGCGTTGCCCCACGTCGCGCGATCCATCTGGAAAAGCAGGTGCGGCGGGACGCGATACAGGCGCGCGATCTCATTGATCGCGAATTGGCGAAGCTCCAGGAATTGGGCATCAACCGAGTTGAGCGTTACCGTTTGCCACGATGCTTCTGCCGGTAATACGGCGACGCCGCCCGACTTGCCGCCGCCATGCGCGGCCTTCCAGGCTGTCGTGATCTTCGTGAGAGATTCCGGTGTATGAATGCCATCCTTCAGCGAAAGAACGCCGCTGGGGCGCGCGCCATTACCGAACAAGCGGCCTGCGTGACGTTCCAGCGTGATCGCAAGGCCGATCGCTTCGCGGCCTTCGTGAACAAGGCCGCGACCATTCAGCGATGGGCTGGGGATGTGCAGAATGTTCTGCCGATCGATTTCGGAATCGCCGATCTTGTAGATCGGTTCGCTGTTCTCATAGTCGACGCTGATAGACTCCCGCTCGGGATCGATGCGGATCAGTTCAACCGGCCTGCCGTCGCCGACACGGTTGACGAAGGCAAAGCCGCCGTGGGGATACAGAAGCGCGTCGCGGGTGATTTCTTCACGGAACTGCCCGGCAGACGTCCATTCGTTCGCGTTATCATGCAGCAACGCATGGGCCGGGTGGGAGATGTCGAGCGTCTTGGAGCCATCAGGGGCAACCCGGTAAACCGGAAGGGGAAGGCAGCCGATTGCTTCGGCGATCAACTGCACGGCGCAATGAACCGGGGCGCATTCCATTGCTGCGCGCGGAGTGACCGAGACGCCAGCGCTGGTTTGGTGCCCGCCGAGCAGATCAATCAGCCACGTCTCGGGCATGGCGGTGCCCGACGATGCCTTGGTTTCGAGGCCGATCAGTCTTCGCAGTGCAGAAAAAACAGGCACAGATACAGTTCCACGGTGCGGCGGGATTGCCGCAGCGAGCGGGTCGCGGGTTTCTGTGCTGTGCTTTTTATTTCGGAGGCTAACCCGAAATTGAAACTATATTACCCTTCTAATTGTGTCAGAATTATGGCGATAGCCCGAGCAAGTGCCTCGACAAACTGTTACGAGTTGCACCGTTTTCGTTTAGTTGTATCGACGTAAGCTATTGATTTTATTGTAAAATATCGAAACTGGTCGGGGCAGCTGGATTCGAACCAACGACCTGCAGTACCCAAAACTGCCGCGCTACCAGGCTGCGCTATACCCCGAAGGTCCAGCAAACGACGTCGATACACGCTTGGGACGCGGCCAGCA